AGCAAAGCTCATTTTAGAGTTAGGTAATTACAGCTCACAAAACATAAACTTAAATGTCGATAAAATATCAGAGAAATCTGATGCTGAGTTGATATCTGAGTTAAAAGTTTTAATGGCTAATATGCCGAGCCTAAAACAGAAGATTGACTTACCCGAAACAGAAGAGATAACACCTAAAGAAGATGTCGAGCAAGAAACAGTCAAGCATTAGTTTTTTCTGCTTCGAGTATTGCTAGACCTATCTGATAGGCAATCTGTGGCACTATCGCATTACCTAGTCCTTTAAGTCTGTCCACCCTATGGGGTATCCCATGAGCCACTCTACCCACGTTGGGTTCAGATGACCACCAACCTTCTCGTTTAATTTCATATTTGGGTGTTCTATTTCTTGTGTTGTAGGAGTTGGCCACATCTTGTTTGGTTTCTCCGACTGACTGTCTGTTACTGCTGCTGGTAGACTCCACCCATGAGTTCCATTTATCATGCTCGGACTCGGTTGTTCGTAATTCGCTGATCTCTTGGTTGCTCTCGGAGTCGGCCACATCTGTTGTGGTTTCCACTCTATCTCTTGAATCTGTGTCATCTCTTGATCGTATTTTATTTCTTTCAAATGTGGTTTTATTTTCTCCCAATCCTCGATTGATGGGTGGCTGAACCCTGACTTGTCCTTCCTGAACCAATGCTCTATCGTGGTTTTCTTGATGTCTGTTTTCTCCGAGAGTATTTTTATCGTTGTTTGACTCCTCAGATACTCCACAAACACTTCTTGGCTCGGTAGATTCGGTCTTGTTACCATTACATGATCTTTGTATTGCTCCATTAACTGTGGATTCTGCATAATTTCTTCCATCATTACTTGATCCACTAAACATATCTGCACCATTTCTCCTGATGATCTTACTCCTTTGCCTTGCAAAAGCTTGGTCGCATGTTTCAAAGAATCTTCCTTGCTGTCCATTGTTGTCGGAGTGCGCCACAATCCAGACTCTATATCTTTGGTGCGGGGCATTGACTGCTGAAGCTGGAATAATAAACGATTGGACTTCGTAACCTTCGTTTTCCAAGTCAGTACACACTTGCTCGAATACCATGCCGTCTTGGATTGAAGTAAGATTCCGCACATTTTCGCCAATAATGTATTTCGGTTTGACAGATTTGATGACTCGTAACATTTCTGGCCAGAGGTGGCGATCATCTTCTGT